GGCACCCTTGGGGCTATTAGCGTGACGTTCACTGGCGGGGTTTACAGCGTTCTTGAAGTTTAATTAACCGCCTGAAAAGGCCCGACACAAAAGGCACATAATGAAACTTACATTAAAAGTAGAAACAGCAGACAACGCCTACGAAGTTGTAACCAACTTGTATGTAATTGTTATGTGGGAACGCAAATACAAACGCAAAGCGTCAGAAATGGCAGCTGGTATCGGCGTCGAGGACTTAGCCTTTATGGCATACGAGGCGTCTAAAATAAATAAAATTGTTGTACCGTCAGAATTCGACACGTTTATTAAAAACCTTGTCAACATTGAAGTAGTCGACACCGAGACCGCAAACCCCACCTAAGGGGCACCCACGGGCGCCAACTTGCCGAACTGTTGGTAGCCATATCGTGGTGGCCCCCGTCAATACCTTTTGACATAGACGACTTGGCTACCGTTGTTGCTGTATTATCAGACAACAACAAACAACGAAAGTAAACGCTATGGGCCAACTGCCGTTACAAATTGAGGGTATTCAAGAAACCTTAAAATTGTTGAACGACATAGACCCTAAATATCGTCGTTTAGTGACCAAACAAATTAAGACCGCTGGCGCGTCTATCCTAAGTGAAGCCCGCCAAATGGTGGCAAGTTTCCCCAACTCAAAAGGCAACGGCGCCCCGCTATCCGGCATGGTTCGAGGCAACCTAGTTAAAGGCCGTGAAACCACCTGGCGCACCGACGCCGTACAACGAGGCTTTAAAATTAAAGTAGGCGTACGCGGTAGTAAAGAGCGTTACGTAAATTTCGACCGTGGCGGTTACACCGAACAAGTCGTATTTGGCGCAAAACCTTATCGCTTAATGACCGTACAAAGCGCCGACGCTGCAGGCGTCATTTATGACCACGCAGGCCGCAACACAAGTAGCCAATTTGTTACCAACCTAACGGTAGAGGAAGGCAAACAGCCGCGCGTTATTGACGTAGCCGTAGACAAAAACAAACCAGCCGTAACCGCCGAAGTGTTAAAAGTTGTCGAACAAGTAATGACCGTAACTAATCGCCAAATGAAAGTGCGCTAATGGCTGGCATAAATATACCTATCATTACGTCGTTCGCCGATAAAGGCATTTCGGCTGCAGAAAAAGCATTTGGCAAATTTGGCAAAACAGGCGTAGCGGTAGGCGCCGCGTTTGCCGCTTCAACAGGTTTAGTAGTTGCAGGTTTATCTAAAGCCGTAGCCGCCGCTATCGAGGACCAAAAAAGCCAAGCGCTATTAGCCAAACAGTTACAAAACACTACGGGCGCGTCACGCGGAACAATTGCCGCTACGGAGGATTTCATAAGCAAAATGCAGTTGGCTACAGGCGTAGCCGATGACGCTTTACGCCCAGCGCTGGGTTCGCTAGTACGTGCAACCAATGATTTAACCGTAGGGCAAGACCTTTTAAATTTGGCTGTTTCCGTGGCCGCAGGTACAGGGCGCGATTTAGAAACCGTGTCACTTGCCCTGGGCAAAGCTTACAACGGCAATTTGGGCGGTCTAACAAAACTAGGTATAGCGCTAGACCCAAACATTATTAAAACTAAGAATTTTGGGGCGGCACAAGCCGAACTAAACAAACAGTTTGGCGGCGCGGCAGCTGCAGCAGCCAACACTTACGAAGGGCAACTAAAACGCCTGGGCATTGTGTTTGCAGAATTAAACGAAACTATCGGCTACGCAATCATAAACAACAAATACGTTAAAGACGCCATAAATCGACTACCTGACGCTGCCAACGCCGCTATTGAAGCGTTTGGCGAAAAAGGATTAACCGGCGCGCTATCCGTCTTTTTAGATGAAATGGGCATAGTAGGCGCATATACCAAAAAGTGGGGCGCGTTAATTGCCTACGAATACAACAAAATGGCCGCCCACGCGTATAACGCTTTATCGTTACTTACTTTAGGCCTGGCTCAATTAGTGCCCGCATTTAAAAAAGCAGGCGACGAAATCAACAGCAACCTACTTAATTTAGAACTACAAATAAACGCCGCCGACTATTACATTACTGACCTAAATAAAAAAATGGCCGAAAACGCGGCCCAAACAAAAGCGACAGCAATACAAACGGAACGCTACGCAAAATATGTAGAAATGTTGGGCGGCAAACTTGCGCCAGTTGCAGACCAACTACCTAAAGTTGCCGACGGCGCCAAAAAAGTTAATACCGCAGTAACCGACGCCGCTAAAGCATTACAAGAAAATTTAACTAAAGCGCTTGATGTAGCGAAAACAGGTTTAGACAATGCCCAAGGCGCGTTTAATGATTTTGCAGACAGCGTTTCTACAAGCGTTAAAGACGGGTTTAGTTTTAAAGACGCTAAGAACGCAGGCGACGAAACAGGTTCGGGGTTTCTGTCCGGTCTACGTGACCAGGTTAAAGGCATAAAAGAATACGGCACCAACGTTGAAGCCTTGCTAAAGGCTGGGCTATCCCAAGACGCATTACAAGCCGTACTAGCTGCAGGTGGCGACAGCGGGGCCGCTATTGCGTTAGAACTTATTAAAGGCGGCTCAACTGCCATTAGTGAAACTAACGCCCTAGTTGAAAGCGCCAAAACTGCAGCCGACTTAATCGGCAAAATGGCGGCGGACCAGTGGTACGGGGCAGGCGTATCCAATGCTCAAAGTTATTTAAACGGCGTACAAGCCGCGTTTGGGGTTGCACAAAAGAAACTTGCAGGCAAAAACCTTAAATTGGCAGATATTAAAGGCGTTTCGGCTGGGTTCAATGACGCTATTAGTCAATCGGCTGCAGCCACAATAAATCGACCCGATACAAACTACGGCGGACCTGGCGGCGCTGTAACAGTAAACGTGCAAGGCGGTATTAGTACGAGCGCGGAAATAGGCGAAGCCGTTGTAAACGCTATTCGTGCATACAACAGGGCTGCAGGCCCGGCCAATATTGCGGTTTCGTAATGGCTACGTCAGTAATTGAAAGCGGCGACTACGAACTATTTATAGATACAGGGTTTCAATTAAACGCTTTTACGCTTGATAACGCTGTAAGAGGCGTTTTAGATAACACTCAATACGTGTTAGACGGAACCGACGAGTTCGCGCCAGTGCTTGAATACTCGACAAATGTAAGCATTAAGCGGGGTCGTCGTGATGTCGGCGACCAATTTAGCGCTGGGACAATGTCATTTAACTTGAACGACAGCCTGGCAGGCGGCACTTTAAACCCGTTGTATTCGTCTAGCCCATATGTTGATTTAACCAACCAATTTACGCTTGCACCTTTACGCCGCGTGTCGTTTGGCAGATACAACGGCGTTGGAACTTTTATTGAACTGTTTAGAGGTCAAATAGTTAATTACGATTATTCGTATCAGTTGGGCGAACAAAACATAGTTACCGTGTATTGTGCCGACGATTTCTATTTACTAGCCCAAACCGCTTTAGCCGAATTTAACGTATCCGAGCAACTATCGAGCGCCCGCCTATCTGCCGTACTTGACTTACCCGAGGTTGCGTATCCGGCGTTAAGCCGTGACATTGAAACGGGAACGCAAACGCTAGGCGGGGCCGCCGCTTACACCGTGCCCGAGGGTACAAACGTAAAGGCTTATATTGACCAAATACAAGCTGCAGAACAGGGCCGTATTTTTATATCACGTACAGGCGATTTAACAAGCCAACCGCGTATAGGTAACACCCTTTCGGGTAGCGTCGCAGACTTTCACGACGACGGCACAAACATACCGTACAACTCTTTAGGCATTATTTTTAACGCCGACCTAATCGTAAACAGGGCAAGTATTCAACATTTAGGCGCCACAAGCCCCGAGGTTGCCGACGACCTAGTAAGCCAGGCTAAGTACCTAATTCAAAATACAAGCATTACGAACAGCCTTTTACACAACGACTCGGCAGCACTTGACCTGGCTAACTACCTGTTAGTTGGCGAACCTGAAGCGACGTTTAACGCCGTGCAAACCGATTATTTAATGCTTACAACAGCCCAACGCGAAACCTTGGCGCTAGTCGACATTGGCGACACAATAACGATTACCAACACAATTACAGGCGGCCAGGTAGCCCAGGAACTAGCGGTAGAAGGTATTGAAATACAGGTAAACGTTAACAACGGCCATAGGGTTACTTTTTATACGTCGGCCACGGTCATTGTGTACGAGTTTGTTTTGAACGACCCGATTTACGGTAAGTTAGATATACAAGACCCACAACCAGTTTTAGCGTAAAGTAGGACTTATGACTGTTAGCACACCAACAACATCAGGGCAAGTATTAACTAGCGCATATGTTAATAACAACATAAATAGCGGGCTTACTTATGTTGGCGGCGGCGCTTTATCAACCAACAGCACAAACTTTCAAGGTTGCTTTACATCGGAATATCGTAACTACCGTGTTGTTATTGACAGTTTTAGCGTTGCTTCTTCCACTTGGGTTTATATCCGTTATTTGTCAGGCGCTACACCTAACACCACAGCCAACTACACATCTGCAGGTACAGGTCATTCATCTAACGGCTCAACTAATACCAGGGCTGTTGCTACTGCAAGTGAAGGCTATTTAACATTTACGGATACAGCAAGTTTGGCCACAAGCATGCAATTTGATATTTCTACGCCCCTGCCTGCACAAAGAACATTTTTGCAAGGTACGGCTATTAGTTACCAAGCCGCTTTTGCATGGTCATCACCTAATTTTTTTGTTCTGCAAAATCAATCAACAGCATTTGACGGTTTCCAAATAACTACAGCAGGTGGCCCAACTATTACAGGCAACGTAACAATTTATGGATATAGGCAGGCATAACATGGACAACAAAATCTTTATACACGACGTAACTACAGGCAAATCTTTTGAGCGTGACTTAACCGCAGACGAAATAGCACAAGCCGAACTAGACAAACAAACAGAACGCCAATCTAATGAAGTTACGCCTACTGTTGGCTAGCGTCATGCTTGCACTTGTCCTAACCGCTTGCGAAACAACACGCCAAAACGCCCCTAAAAGCGGCCCAATGACACGCTGTAATACAATGGTTCAATGCGAAAGGGTAACTAATGACTAGGCAAAGAGCAGAAATAGAACTACTACACGCGCGTATGATTGTTTTTGTAGGTTGCACAATTGCCGTAACGTTTGCAATTACCGT